ACTTCACCGCTGCAGGCGCAGCGTCGCCCGTCACCATCACCGGCAACACCGCGGGCGCGTGGTTCTCGATCGAGTGCATCAACGCTACCGACATGAAGATCTCGGAGACGCAGGCCGACGCGGGCATCACCGCCGACCTCACCGCGATCACCGCCGAGAATCCGAACTGGTACGGCTTCGGCAACACGTTCAACGGCAAGCTGGGCGGCCTCGCGGCTGCGGCATACATCGAAGCGAACAACCGCTTGTTCATTTGCCAGTCGCAGGACACCAGCACCGTACTCACGGCGGCTGGCAACGGCGACCTGATCGACGCGCTCAAAACCGCGACGTACACGCGCTCGGCTGGTTTCTATCATCCGTTCCCGTCGGTGTTTGCCGACTTCGCGCTGCTCGGCAAGTGCCTGCCGTATACGCCTGGTTCGGAGACCTGGAAGTTCAAGACCCTCGCGGGCGTCTCGGCAGTGGGCCTGACGTCGACGCAGCGCACGAACCTCGTCGCACGCAACGGCAACAGCTACGAGACCGTCGCGGGTTTGAACGTGACCTACAACGGCATGGTCGCGAGTGGAAACTTCATCGACATCACGCGCGGCCTCGACGCGCTGACGTCAGACATCCTGACCTCCGTGTTCGGCACGATGGTCAACGCGGCGAAGATCCCGTACACCGACGCGGGCATCGCGATGATCGAGACCGCGCTTCGCGGCGCGCTCAAGCGTGGCGAGGACAAGGGCATCCTGACGCCCGGCTCGACGACCGTTACGGTGCCAACGAATGCGTCAGTGGCGACGGCCGACAAGCTCTCCCGCACGCTCAACAACGTGTTCTTCACCGCGCAGCGTGCCGGCGCGATTCACAGCGCAAACATCCAGGGCTCGGTCTCGGCGTAACCAGGAGGCATGACCAATGACGCTATACAAAAACTACGATCCGGGTCGCATCTCCATGACGTGGAACGGCGTTCCCGTGATCGGTCTTGGACCCTCCACCTTCGTCAAATGCGTGCGCAACGAAGACGCTTTCAGACAAGTGGTCGGCGCGCAAGGCGACGTTGTCGACGTTCGCAACCGCAACCGCTCGGGCGTCGTGACGTTCACGGTCCTCGATGCGTCGCCGACTAACGATTTTCTGACTGTACTCGCACTGTCGGACGAGCTCACCGGGCTCGCCGTTGGCGCGCTGATGATCAAGGATCTCAACGGCACGACGCTGGTCAAGTGCGCAAATGCGCGCATCAAGAAGTTTCCAGATGTCGAGTTTGCGGCCGATGGCGGAACCAATGACTGGGCTATCCAGTGCGCAGAAATTGAGTTCTTCGTCGGCGGGTCGGCGATCTAGTGAGCAAGAAAGCGTATCGAACCGAGGAAGCTGCGCTGCCGCATCCTCTCAAGCTCGACGAGCTCGTCTGGTACCACGAGCGTCGCGACGGTCGCCGCTACGAGCACCTGGCGCGCGTCGATGCGCTGCACGATGACCGCGAAGCAACGCTGTCGTACACGGTTATGGGCGAGCTTGGGCGCATCGTTGCCGAGAAGGTTCCCGAGTTGCTTCGCGAGTCGACGATCGGCGGATGGGTCAAGGCCATATGAGAATCAGCAAGACGAAACAGATCGGCGACCTCGAGGTCACGACCACGAAGCTGCCGACGTTGCGCGGCTCGCGGCTGCGTATGAAGGTCAACCGCTTGCTGATGGGCAACGGTCAGAAGATCGAAGGGGGCGAGCTCACGGCCGAACTGTTTACCGGCTTCCTCGCGCATCTTCCCGACGCAGAAGCGGACACGTTGATCCTCGAGTCGCTCGTCTCGACGGTGGTCGTTCGCGACGATGCCCAGGGATCCAAGGTCAAGTTTGACCTGTCGAACCTGTCGCAGATCGATCTCGCCTTTGACGGCGATGATCTTGCGATGTGGCAATCGGTCCTGTTTTCCTGGGAAGTAAACCTCGCCAACCCTACCAAGGGCGTCGCAGTCAAGCCCGACCCGGCGCCGTAACGATCGACATCCCTGACGAGCTCGTACCGGTCTTCGCATCGCTCCGGCTCGTCGCTGAAAGGTACGTGACGTGGTCGGATCTCGAAACGATGTGCGCCGACGACGTTGCGATGCTCTGGGAAACCATCGAGCTGATCAACGACGCGCAGGCTCGCGCGCAGAACCGATGAGATCATGCAGGTAGCCGATCTATATGCGGGCCTGTCGCTAAAGGCAGATCACGCGTCCTTCGAAAAGGGCGACAAGCTACTCGAGTCGATCAAGAAAGGTCTCGAGATCTTCGCCGTCGTCGAGGTCGCGAACGGTATCCGCGAGATCTTTAACGGCGTGTCGGAGACGGCGATCGCCGCGTCGCGCATGGCGCAGAAGATCGGCATCTCGACCGAGGCCGTGCAAGAGCTCGGCTACGCTGCGAGCACCACAGGTGTCTCGACCGAAGAGCTCCAAATCGGCTTTACCAAGATGGCCAAAGGGCTCGAGGAGTTTCGCACCAAGGGTACCGGCCCAGTGGGCGAGGCGCTCCTAGCGCTCAAGATCCCACTAAAGGAGATCAAAAACGATTCTCCCGATCAGCTCCTATCGACGCTCGCCGACAAGTTTGCGGCCATGCCGGACGGTATCCACAAGACCGCGTCAGCTGTCGATGTGTTTGGGCGCTCGGGCGCTAACCTGATCCCGCTCCTCAACAAAGGCGGCGCGGGAATCGCCGATCTTCGAGCGGAGGCTGAGCGCCTTGGAATCGTGGTCGACGGCAAGACCACGGAGAGCTTCAAGGAGCTCGAAGAGACCTCGATGCGCGTCCACGGCGCGATCACGGGGTTCAAGAACACGCTCGCCATCGCGTTGTTGCCGACCATCAGCAAGCTGGCCGATGGCCTGTTCAAGTGGGTTGAGGCGAACAAAGAGGTGATCGCCAGCGACGTCAAGTCGTTCGTCGACGGGCTCGCCACGGCGTTCGGCTTTGCTTCCGATGCTGTCGGGATCCTGGTCGATGGAGTCAACGATATCGAGGACGTGTTCACGGCTGCGTTTGACGGCGACGAGGGTGCGCAAGCGCTGCTGATCGGAGTGGGCGCGGCGATTACAACCTTCGTTGTTCCCGCAATCTGGGCGATGGTCGCCGGATGGTGGGCGCAGGTGCCGGCAGTATGGGCGGCAACATGGCCGATCATCCTGATTGGGGCAGCCATCGGCCTGGTTGCATATGGCGTGCTGCAGCTCGTCAAGCACTGGGACAAAGTGAAGGAGGTCGCGGTTCGCGTTGGCTCGGCGATCAAAGGAGCATTCGAATCCGCGGTCAGTTGGGTAGCTGACAAGATCCAATGGATCATGGACAAGCTGCAAGCGCTGATCGACTTGGCGAAAGGCGCGGCAAATGTCCTGACTGCTCCAGGTCGCGCCGTCGGTAACAAAATTTACGATACGATCCACGGCACCGCAAACTCGCAGCTCGATCACTCCGACGAGAATCAGGATCAGAGCGCTGCGGCAATAGCGAAACGGAAGACTGCTAGCGACGAGTATTATCGCATGCACCCGACGGCGACGGTCAATCCATCATCCAGCGGCGGCACCGTCAACAACGTCGCCGCTGTGAACCTGACCGTCACGGTCCCGCCTGGCACGTCCAGCGACGCATCGAAAAAGCTGGTCGTCGATTCCATGACTGACTTCTGGCACGGCCAACTTCGTGACGCGAACGAGGCCCACAAGTGACGACGCGCAAGACCGTTACGATCATGATCGGGACATACGTGATCGACGCTTCGATCACGGAGTCGCACGTCTACGGGTCGCAGGTCACCGAGTTTCCCGTCGAGCAGGGCTCGGCGATCAGCGACAACATTAGGCCCAAATCGATCATGGTGACGATCGAGGGCATCGTCAGCGACACGCCGATCGGAAAGATGATCGATCAGCGCAACGCCGAGCATGGCGATTCGGCGTTCCTGCCGACGACCGACGCCGCAACCGCCAAAGCTCGAGGTGACGCGCAGTCTGCGCCGTCGACCGATGCACTCGCGGCGATGCTCGCGATCCGCGACGCTCGGCAGCCGGTACCGATCACCACCTCGCTGGCCAACTTCGAGAACATGGTCCTGATCAACCTCGAGGTCCCGCGAGACGAGACCACGGGATCCGCGCTGCGTTTTACCGCGACGTTTCAGCAGATCACGATCGTAACGAATCAACGCGTGCTCGTGCGAACGTCCACGGCGCGAACGTCGCGACCGGGCGACAGGGCAAAGCAGACGTTCACGAAAGCAGCAGCATACCAAAAGATCCAGGGACGGATCTTGGTGTTCACCAAGCCGCTAGCCGAGCGCAGTCAGTGGATCGCGCGCGGATTCAAAGTTGTTTCCACCGATGGGTACGGCGATCACTACACGATGTCTGACAGTCAGGATCCGCGTGGAGACGGCACGGTTACGCCGTTCAAGGGAGGTGCGCCGGGAGGTGTGTATCAGCCGTTCGGATCGTCTGCAAACGCGGGGTACTCAAACACCGCTACTGCCTCCACGGTCAACGGTCGCCCCGTTCACTTCGACGCGGGCACCAAAAACGCGGACGGCACGCTGACGCCGAGCGGCGGCACGTGGGTCGACGACAAGAACAACTCGATCGTCAAGACCGTTCCGCCAGGCGCGGACAAGTTCAATTTTGTCACGTCGCCCTTTGGAAAGAACGGATAGCGATGCCGTTTATCATTCCGCTCGTCCAATCAAATCCGAGCTACCGACTCAACCTGTCGCTGGGCAACACGGGATATCTGTTTGATTTCCGCTGGAACACCCGCGAGGGCTATTGGTACCTCGACGTCTACGATGTGAACGAGAAGGCGATCCGCTGCGGCATGAAGTGCGTGATCGGTACGTTCCTTGGTCGCAACTCGCAGGATGCGCCGTTCACCGATGGCGCGCTAATCGTGTTTGATACGACGGGAAAAGGGCTTGATGCGAAGCTAGACGACTTCGGCAGCCGCGTGCAGATTGCGTATCTCTCGTCGGTTGAACTGCTGACGTACTACGCAAGCGCTGGCGTGAAATGACCACGCTGTTTCGTCGGCGCTGTCGCGTCACGATCTACAACGCGTCGCCTCCCACCTCGGCAAGCTTCGTCGGCGCGCATCCGCAGTACTTCACGCCGCAGCCCAACGGCATCGCGATCGAGAACCTGCGCGTTCAGTTCAAGATCGAAAAGAGCCTAGAGAAGACGCCGAACAAGGCGACGGTCACGATCACCAATTGCTCACCGACGACGCGCCAGTTTCTGCAAACCAAGCCGCTCGTGATCAAGATCGAATGCGGCTACGGAGATGACCTGCGCACGATCTTTCAGGGCGACATTCGATACGCCTATTCGAAGGTGGTCGAGGCCGACTGGGAGACCGCGATCGAATGCAACGAAGGAGGCCGCGCGTACACCAATGCGCGCGTCTCGCGCACGTACCCTAAGGGCACGAACGTCGTCACCGCGCTGCGCGATGCCGCGTCCAGCATGGGGCTCGACCTACCGGCGAGCGTGGCTGCGTCGCCCGAGCTGCAAGCGCAGTTTGCTACCGGGCGCACATTGCACGGCAAGACGCGCGACGAGATCACGCGGCTGTTGCAACCGTACGGCTACCACTGGTCGATCCAGGCCAACAAAATGCAGATCGTCAAGGATCAGGACTCGGCCGAGGGCACCGCGTTCTTGATCTCGCAATCCAGCGGACTGATCGAATCGCCCGAGTTCACGACGCCCGAGAAGGCCGGCAAACCGGCCGAACTCAAACTCAAGACGCTGCTCTACCCGGAGATCATCCCCGGCATCACGATCGATCTGGAGTCGCTGTTCATTTCGGGATTCTTTCGCGTCAACAAGGTCGACCACACGGGCGACACCCACGGCGACGACTGGACTACGGAGATCGAGGCCATTCCCAAGGCAGGATTGGTGAAGCGATGAGCGCTGACGCTGTACAGACCCCAACCCTCGCGGGCTTCGTCACCAACGCGCTCGACGGGCGCATGCGTGGCGTGCGTGTCGCGCTGCCTGGGCTCGTGCAGACCTACGACCCGACGACGCAGACGTGCTCGGTGCAGCCGCTCGTGCAAGACGGCGTGTACGACGAGAGCGGCACGCGGATCGCCGAGCGGCTACCAGTCGTGGCGAGCGTGCCGCTATGCTTTCCAGGGTCCGGCGCGTTCTCGGTCACGTGGCCTGTGAAGCCAGGCGACACCGTGCTGCTCGTGTTCTCGAGCTCGAGCATCGACCGCTGGCTCGCGCTCGGCGGCGAGGTCGATCCAATCGACGACAGGCGACACCACATCACGGACGCGATTGCGATCCCAGGACTGCGCGACCTCGGGCATGTGTTGCCGAGCTCGGCGGTGGACGCGACGAGCATGGTGATCAGCGGGACCAGCGGCGGCGTCCCGGCGTTTATTGCCACACAGACGACGCTAGCGGCGTTCAACACAGCGCTCCAGAGCGCAATCACAACGATGGGCGCATCGCCATACGTCGTCTCTCTCACCGCGTTACAGACCGCGCTCACCGGCATCAGCTGGCCGGCTGCGTCCGTCTCCACCGTGAAAGCGAGATAGCCATGGCCATCCTATCCACCGAACCGATCGACTTCCCGCTGGACCCGGTCACCGGCGATCTAGTGATCACGAACGGCAGGCTGATCGCCACGACTGGGCTCACCGCCGTCGTCCAGGGCGTTCGTCGCCGCATCCAGATGATCGCCGGTGAGTGGTATCTCGACCTCGACTACGGTGTGCGCTGGTTTGAGCGCAGCGGCGTACCGGCCGCGTCTGCAATCTTCGGCCAGAAGTTCGATCAGGCGAAATGCGACCTCGAGTTACGCCGCGCGATCCTGTCCACGCCGGGCGTCATCTCAGTGATCAAGATGGATATTTCCTACAGCTCGACGACGCGCGCTCTCTCTGTCAGCTGGCAGGCACGCTGCTCGTTTGGGGATACGCCCGTCGATACCATCGCCATCGGATCGTAATCCCGGAGACCGCTGCGACGCTGGAACTAGCGTCACGGCGTGACCATCACGTACGGGCTCACGAGCGTCGGTTTCGTTCCCAAGACGACCGATATCGTCCGACTGGACGAGAACTCGCTGATCACGAGCAAGCTCGGATCGTCTTTTGATACCTCGGACGGCGGCCTCGTCGGCATCTTCGCCGGCATCCTGGCGGGCAAGTACGGCGAGCTCTGGGACGTCACGCAGGCCGTGGGCGCCTCGCAGGATCCTGATCAAGCCACGGGTGCCGCGCTTGATGCGCTTTGCCTACTCACCGGCACCTTTCGCACCGCGGCGAAGTCCTCCACGACCACGCTGACCCTCACCGGCACCCCCGCGACCGTCGTCGCGTCGCAGTCGCGAGCCGCGACCTCCAGCACGTCTCAGCTGTTCGCCACGTCCACGTCGGCGACGATCACCCTGCTGACGTCCTGGGTCACGACAACGGCATATATCGCAGGCACGCGCGTCACCAACGCAGCCAACGCCTACCAGTGCACGATCGCCGGCACCTCGGCATCGGCGCCTACCGGCACGGGCTCCGCGATCGTCGACGGGACCGTGACCTGGCGCTACCTCGGCGTCGGCACGGGCGCGATCGACGTCGTCGCCACCTCGGTGCTGACCGGCGCAATCGTCGGCGTCTCGGGCGATATCAGCGTAATCAGCACGCCCGTCGGTGGGTGGTCGAGCGTGATCAACGTGCTCGACGCATCGCCTGGCAACGACGTCCAGACCGACGCGTCGCTCCGCGTGGCACGCATTGCCCAGCTCTCGGCGGCGGGCGTCGCAACGCCGAATGCGATCCGCGCGGCGGTGCTCACGATCAGTGGCGTCACGGCGTGCACGGTGTTCGTCAACAACACCGATATCGTCAATGTCGACTCGATGCCTCCGCACTCCGTCGAGGTACTCGTCCAGGGCGGCGCCGACGCGGCGGTGGCATCGGTGCTGTACGCGCAGATCGCGGCCGGTGTCGCGTTTCAGGGCACGACTTCGACGACCGTGACGGACTCGCAGGGTGTTTCGCAGACCGTGAAATTCTCGCGTCCCGCGGTCGTCCCTATCTACGTCGATATCACCGTGGTCAAAGATCCGACGTTCTACCCGGCCAACGGCGACGCGCAGATCGCGGCGGCGATTGCGGCATACGGCGCGCTGCAGCTCGTCGGTCGTGACTCTGTTGCGGCGAACGTGGGCGCGCAGGCGTTCACGGTGCTCGGCGTGATCGACGTCCCGCGTAACGGTGCGCTGCAAGGCACGCTGCTGTCGCTGGCGACGTTGCCGACGAGCGACGCGACGATCGTGATCTCGACGAGGCAGCTGGCGGCGTATGACACGTCGAGGATCGTCGTTCACTCGAGCAACGGAACGCCGTAGTGCCGGTCGTAACTAAAGACGCGACGTCAGGAACATGGTTCCCCGCGTCAGCCTCGGAGTTTACATCGCTGCTTTCCGGGACAGGGCTCGCCAACCCGACGAACCTGTGGCTGTCGCAAGAAGTCGCCGGCAACCTCGCCGACTCCATCGGCACGCAGACGCTCACGGCGGGTGCAGTGAGTGCGTACGCCGAGGCGATTCCAGGACTTTCGCGTCTTGGTTATCGACTGAGCACGAGTGGGACGCAGACCTTCTCAAGTACGGCCGGTCCCATTGGTACCGGTACTGATTCTCAGATGGTCCTAGCGTTCGTTCAGCCGACCGGTGCGCAGGTCGTGGACCGCGACATCATCGGCATCCAGGGCGGCTCCGGATATCGCGGCGCGCAGCTCAGTGCGGCTGACAAATTCAAATACAACGTCAACGATGGTTCGGCGGCGGCCACCGGCACGGCCACGCCGGGAACTACGTTCCATCCGGTTCTACTTCAGATCGATCGCACGAACGCGGCAAACCGCGTGGTTACCGATCAGGAGTTCATTACTCAGACTCCGAACACGACGCCCGCCAACGTGGCGGCGAACTTTTTCGTGGGCGCTGCGATCGCGGCGGGCGGTGCTCTCGCGCGCGTGGCATACAAAGCGGGCTGGCACGGGGCGGGCGCCGAGCTCACCACGACGCAGATTTCGGTACTCCTCGATCGGTTCGCAAACGGTCCCGGCATTTCGTCCATCGCCATCTCTCCAACCACTGCGACGCTTGCCCTAGCAGCTACGCAGTCGATGGTCGCAACGTCGACGCGCGTCGATACCAGCACCGTCGTCAACACGTCGCAGGTGATTTGGTCGTCGTCAAACCCGGCCATCGCCACGGTCAACGCGGCTGGGCTCATCACGGCGGTAGCAGGCGGAACCGCCAATATCACCGCGACGTTCACCTCGTTCGGCGGCACGCTCGCGACTTCAAACACCGCCGTGATCACGGTGTCTGGCGGCGTGACGCTTTCGACGATCGCTGTCACGCCAGCGGCTCCGACGGTATTCATCAACGGAACGCAGCAACTTATCGCCACGGGCACGTATTCGGATGCCTCGACGGCGAACCTTACCTCGAGCGCGACGTGGTCGTCGCTGACGCCGTCAGTTGCAACGGTCTCGGCGACCGGGCTCGTTACGGCAATCGCGATCGGCACGGCTGTTGTTCGCGCGGTGTCTGGAGCGATCACGGGATCGGCAACGGTAACTGCAGTAGCCGGTGTCCCGCTTCCCGTCGTCGGCGTCGACGTACCCGATCACATAGCCCAAGCCCTTGCCCGCCTCCCCGAGCAAGACAAGAACAAGCCGCTGATCACGGCACTCCTCAGCTCGTTCGTCTCGCCGGCGCAGGATCTAGAGTCGGCCCTGTGGCAGCTGCTCACCCAGCGGTTTGCAGCCACGGCGATCGGCAGCAACCTCGACGCGATCGGCAAGCTCGTCGGTCAGCCACGCAACGGCTTGGCGGACGTGGACTACCGGACGTACGTGTACGCACGGATCTCGGCGAATCGGAGCTCGGGACTGGCGGAGGATCTGTTGCGGGTGGCGAAGCTCATTATCAACAACGCCGCTGCCGTGATCACGCTGTCGTACGGCGGCGCGGGAACGGTGATCATGCGCGTCACCGGTGTCACGCAAACCGATGCACAGGGCGCCGCGCTAGCGGCGTTTGTACAGGCTGCTATCGCGGCAGGGATTCGCGTGCTCGTCATTTACTCCACGGTCATCGCGGCGCAGGCGTTCCGTTACGACGTGGGACCGGGATACGACGTCGGCCACTTCGCGACGGGGATTGGATAGATCATGGCGAAACCAGTAATTTTGTATCCGTGGGATTCGGGCGGCGTTAACCTCGTCGCGCCGACAGGCACGCATCAGACCAATGGCTTTGTCTCGTCGGAGATCCCGACGAGCGGCGAGGCGAACGCGCTCGCGCAGAATACGTGGCTGTGGCTGTCGTGGTTGATCGCGAATGTCGCGACGGTCACGCGTAATCGCTTCCATCCGATTCTTGGAACGGCGACCGGCTGGGGCTATCTGTTCGGCTCGCTGATCTCGCCGGCATACAACAACACCGCAAGTGGCACGCTCACCAACGATCTCGACGTCCCGCAAGGGTATAGGCTGTCTCAACTTAAGTTTGGCCTCGTAAGTACGCTGGCGTCTCCTGGAGGTGCACTCGTAGTGACGATCACCGCGCAGCAAACGCAGGGACTCACCGGAACCACGGTCGCGACGTACACGATTGCCAACGGTTCGTTTCCGACGGTTGCGACGCTACAAGTGCTGAATCTGCTCACGTCGAGTACGGGGCTCACGGTCACCGTTGCGGCGGCAGGCGGCACGTATACGCGCAGCGCCGGATCGTTTATTACCGACGGAAACTTCGTCGGCCAAGTGGTTCAGTGGGCTGGGTTCGTCAATGGCGGCAACAATGCGCTCAAGACGATCACGGCGCTTACTGCGACGGTCATGACGGTATCAACTACCGGACTCGTTAACGAAGCGGGAACTGCAGGAGGTCAGTCTGTTGCGGGGGTGTCGCCTGTGATTGACGACACGTCGATCCTGATTGCAACGTTCGCGCAGACACAGAGCGGCACCCAGGTCGTCGCTGTCGGCCCGCTGCGCACCACGATCGTGCCTCAGTAGCCGCAAGTCGGAACGCCGGCGTCGCCATTGCTGGCAACCGCGCGTTGCTCTAGCACCACGACGACCGTGTTCAGTGCGATGCGCCAGACGTCGCCGGCAACCCGCGATTTGCCGTGGCCGAACGCGCGATTCATGGCGAACACGCCAGCGCTGACGCCCGTGAAGTACGCGGCGACCGTGCCTCCAGACGGAGACTCGCCCATCACGGGGTTGGCCTCCATGTAGCCGCCAGCGTGGATGGCCCAGTGCGTCGAGCCGGCATCGCAGGCCAGCGAAGCGTAGGCAGCGCCCTCGGACACGACAGCGGCAGCATGCAACGCAGGAGCGCAGCCCATCAACCCCAGCACCATCATCATCGCCTTCATACCTCCACAGTAATCCCGAATTACGGAGACCGCCAGGTAGCTGTGGGTAGGTTCGAAGCCGTGCCGCCGGACCACAAGCCTCCCCGCCGCCCTGGCACGATCCTCGGCGACCGCAACGAATCCCGGCGCCCTCGCACGCCACCGCTTGGCGTGCAGATCCTGCCAGAATCATGGGAGGGAAGCGCGCCGATCGCCGAGCCGCTTGGCGTGCAGATCCTGCCGTCAACGCCAGAATCCTGGGAGGGCAGCGACAGCTACACGCCGATCGCCGAGCTGCTACCCGACCCGATTGAGGTCGCCGCCGTCCGCATCGACCAGCGCGCCGAGGCGATCCGCGAGCGGCCAGGCCCGACGCCGCCACCCGAGGCGCTGCAGTCGGCGCTGACGATCCACGGCGTCAGGGCCGAGCTCCACGAGCTCAAACGCGACGTTAAGGTCGAGTTCGGCATCGTCCACAAAAAGGTCGACGAGGTCAGCGGGCTCGTGGTCAAGGGCCTGGTCGCCGAGCTCGACCGGCGTCGCGACGCGGACCACCTCATCATGAGGCAGAAGATCGAGATCGGAACGGCCTCCGATATCGCAAAGATCGACGTCGACGCTGCGCGCCAGATTGCGCGCGTCGAGCGACGTAACAAAATCGTGATCACGCTGCTTGGGGTGGCCACGACCGTGATGACTGTCCTCGAAGCGAGGCACTGCTAGTGGCCGACCTCCACCACTCGCAGCCGGTCCGCGCCGATGACGTCGAGTCACCCGAGGAGCGCGCGCAACGCACCGGCGACGAGACCACGCTCCGAATCCAACTCCAGCACTTGGATCGTCGTCTCGACGAGCAGATCAAACTGTCTCGCGAATCGAACTCGCTGACGCGCACGCTGATCGCTAAAACCGGCAACACCGAGGCGACGCTTGCGCTCAAAGCGATCGGCGCGGAGGTCGCGCACATTCGCGCCGTCTCGCACGTCAACGAAGCCACGCTCTTCGCGGTGTGCGAGGTTCGCGACGAGCTGCGCGGGCTCAACGGTCGCGCTGACGAAACGAATCGCCTGCTCGGAGCACTCGCCATTTTGCTGTCCAACGGCCACGCAACGCATTGAAAGGCACGACATGAAAGACACCATCACCGAGCTACTGCAGTCCAAGAAATTTCTCGCCTTCGCAGTCTCCGCGCTGCTGATCGTCCTGTCGCCGATCGTCGGCTGGTTCGGTTACGAGATCGATCCCGAGAAGCTCGCGCTCCTCGTCGGCACGGCGGCGACGTACATCCTGTCGCAGGGCTTGGCGGACCACGGCGCGACTGCTGCGAAGATCAACGCGGCGAGCGTGGCCAGCATGGATCCGGTTGTCGTGACCGCGGCGGTGCAACCGTGAAGATCCTCCTCTGCCTCGCCCTCATCGCCTGCTCAAACCAAGCTCGCCGTGACACCCTTGGCGCGACTCTCGGCGTGCTCGACACGGCCGAATCCGCGCTGCACACGTACGCGCCGCAGCACACCGAAGCGCTGATCAAGGCGCCGGGTGCAACGTCGACTGTCGTCATGCCCGAGGTCGCGGCGTTCCGCGCGCAGGTCGACAAGGCCGATGCCGACATTGCGGCGGGGTATCGACTCGTCGCGGCAGCCGGGACGCTCAACGATGACCAGTCGCTGGCAAACGCGGTCGCGGTTGGCAAAGCGGTACTGGCCGAACTGATCGCACTTGGAGCATTGAAATGACCATCGCTGAAATCATCACGCTGGCCGCTGGCCTCATCGCCGACTACGCCAAGATTATCGCCGACCTTCATGCCGGCACGCTGTCTCCCGAGGACGCCGAGGCTCGTATCAAGGCATCGGTGACGTCGTTCGCGACGGAGCGTGCGGCCGAGGACGTCGAGATCCAGGCGCTTCCAAAGTGAAGCCCGAGGCAGCCGGCGATCTCGTCGATCTCATCGCTACCGGCGCCGTCGAGCGCGACCGCGACAAGCCAATGAACGTCGCGCACTGCTCGCTCTGTAACGCAAAGGGATTCACCTCGCGCACGCACGCCAGTGGACATCAGCAGACGTACCGGCATACGAGGAAGAAGTGAGAAGCGTGGTGGTGGACGCGGTGATCAGTATTGCCGCTGCGATCGGGATCTTCGTGTTCGTGGCGTGGCTGGTGTTGCGGTGATCTCTCCGCTCATCGTCGACACCTACGCCGGCGACCTCAACGGCGCGACCGACATCCGCAAGCTCGTCGACGCTGGGCCGCCGTGGCACGGGTGGATGGGCAAGGCGACGCAGGGCGACTACTACCGCGACGCTGCGTGGTTCAATCCGCACTGGAAGGCCGCCCGTGAACTCGCCGGCGACCGCTACGGCGTGGACTGGTTTCGTGGCGCGTACCACTACCTCGACCTGCGCATTGACCCAAAGCGTCAGGCTGACTTCTACCTGCGTGCGATCGACGATGCTGGCGGCTGGTCCAGCGGTGATCTGTGGCCCGTCGTCGACGTTGAGCGTGCCGGCCAGCGCAGTGACGTCACTACGCAGCAGGCGATCGACCGCGTGTCTACGTGGGTCAAGGCCGTGCGTGACGCCACCGGGCAACAGGTCATCCTGTACGGCGGCTCGTACCTACGCGAGCTCGGCATCATGGACCACATGGGGTGCGCACTCCTGTGGGTCGCTCGCTACACCGAGACGCTGCCCGTTGGGACGTACGCGTCGCTTGGATGGACGTTCGACCAGCTCTTCGGCTGGCAGTACTGCGGCGACGGCGACGGCAAGCTCAAGGGCTACCCGCTGGTCTCGCCGATCGGGAAGGTCGACATCTCGGCGGTGACGGTGCCGGAGCCGATCGCGTTTATTCGGAATCAGATGTGCGTGACCTTGCTTGCTGCCGGCTAGTACCCGGCAGGCCGCAAGCCGTTCCGGTCTACTCGGCCTCGCTCATCAGGAACCGCGCGCAGTCCCCGGACGAGCAGTACGACTCACCGCAGTTGGCGCACCGCATGAGGTCGTCAGCCACGTCCCACCACAGGCCGCAGAATGCCGACCACACCGCCGTTGCCCATTCGGCATCGGTGAGCTGAACACGGATGCCGTACTGCGGCGCGACGATGTTCGCCCACATCTTTACGCGCGCTTCGATAGCGTCACTCATGTCTTCATCCTTCCCACGCAACCGCTTCGCGCTCCAGTCGATAGCGTCACCACCGCTCGCGTAAATATCCGGCCCGCTCATCGGAGCCGGCCCATGAGGTTTGCCTTGCAAACCATGGCAGCGGCGTTGAGGGTATCGGCGTCGTAGTTCCCGACACGTAGCGCGGTCATGACGGCCTGCAAAAGCGCCATGATGTTGTCACAGTCGACTACCACCCGAGCGCCGTCGAGATGCCCGGAATTGATCTCGATGACGACATCGCCGTCGTCTTGAGAATAGGAAATTGGTTCAAGTCTGAGCATTGGGAGCAACCTTTCTACGGGAGTACGGGGTTCGGCGTGGAGTGCTCCAGTCGATAGCGCCGACTACAGCAGCGGTCGCTCTGTAGCCTCGACAGTCGCCCGCACAAACTCCGAGAGCGTTACGCCGAGGGCATCCGCTCTCGCTTGCCACGTACCACGCTCGGCATCGGTCAGCCGCACCAACACGCTGCGTTTGCGGGCCGCAGCGCCGAGCGATGGACGTCCAGCGTTGGATTTTTTAGCGCGTGACACGACACTCCACGCCGCGATCGGTCGTGGTGACTGACAGGCCGAGGCGCGAGCCGATCCACGCCATCGTCTCATCGCCGAGATCGTCGACATCGCCAAACGTCAGCGTGATGCCGTCCGCCATGATAGCGCGGGTAACGTCGTTAACGGCGCGCGCGCGGAGTGCGTCGAGTTGGGCCTCGTGCGGGTCGCCCTCGGTGGGCTCAATCATCTCGTAGCGCGACTGCACGCCGTCCTCGGTGGAGTACAGGTAGACGGGCGCGGCACGCTCGTCAGCCAGGCGCTGCGCGCTGGCATGTGCCTCGTGCTCTTGCAGTCCCGTAGTGAGCTGGTTACCGTTGTCGTCGTCGATGGAGTAGGTCGTCATATTAGGTCGCCTTCCGCTCGCCACGGATGGCGGCGCGAGTGGTCTTGGTACGTTTCGCGAGGGCGCTGCGCATCTCCGCAACCACTGCGGACGCGTCCACGGTGTCGCTCTCGCGGATGGTGCGCACCTCTGTAGAACCGGTGCTGGTGAGCGAGACGCGCACGCCATAGGTCGTAACGACCTGGCCATCACGCACACCGTCGTAGGACTCGGGGGTCACGTTGCAGCCGAGCGAGGCGAACGTTGCGATGAGGTCTTTTTGAGTGGCCATGTAATAGTTGTATATCCGTTATTGGTCGGTGTCAATAACGGTATAACGATTATTATGGGGTACGGGTGGGGTGGCGGGTGGAGTGGAGGGAGGTGGTGGAGTCAGCTATAGCGCTTAGCGACCGCCGGATCTTGGAAGGCCAGGACCTCGCGCGCCAGCGACCTGGCCAATCGCTGGTTCCCGGCGATGACCGCCTTGGCGAGGCTTGTCCCAAGCCGTAGGGCCACGTCCGTGCTTGAGGGTGCGCGAGAGGTAGCGCGGCCGCTCCCATTACCGAGGACAACTGCGAATCGCGGTGGATCCTTCGCGCGTTCTCGCCGCTGCACTCGCGACACATGAGATTGCGACCGCTCTTGCTGCCCTTGCACTTCGGGCATGTGTCGATCCAGGCCACTACGCCCCCGCCTTCTTCGCGCGGGTGATGCCGTAATTGAGCTGTTCCATCAGTGCCCATGTCTTCGGGCAGCGTTGGCCTTCGCTGTCCATCAGCGCGCACAACTGCGGCCACGCATCCACCAGCCGCGCCCACCGTGGCGAAGCCGTCCGCATCTCGTCAAAGCGTTTGGCGAACTCGGGCACCGCGTCGAGCAGCAGGCGACATCGGTGCAAGTCGCTCGGATCGCTCGGCGTTGAGCTCCAGACGCTTATCGGTACGCCAGTGAGGTGCTTGAAGATCGTTTCGCTGGACGTTCCGCGATGGCCTGACTTGAGCCATTCGATTGCGCTGTCCGGAATGTTCACCAGCATCTCCTCAAACCCCCTTCCCGTCGACGTTGGGGCGCCAGCCGCAATCGTCGAGATGCACGGCCGCGAGTTCGTTGGTCGTCAAACCGAGTTCGAAGCTCGCACACAGCGCCGCTCCCACCTGTAGGTTGTGGGCCAGCGTGTAGAGCGCGGAGCGGTCGTCAAGCAGCCGCCTCACCCCGTCCACCGCGCGCAGCTTCGCCTTGTACTGCGAGCGCTCATCGTCGACGCGAAACGCGACGCCGGTCGCCTTGTGAATCGCGATGACCGCGGTGCAGTGCATCGCGACGTGTTGCCCGCCCATTATCTGCGGATGCGCAGCGATGCAGCCGGATACGAAGTCGAATTCGTCGTCGCTCACTTCGTCACCAGCGCCGCGAGGGCGTCCAGTCGCTTGCACTCTGGGTTATCGCAGCCCGAGGTGAAGGGATCGCAAAACACGCCGTTGGTCGAGGCGAGGTTAACGGCCTCGCGCAGCCCCGCCTCCAACTCCGCAACCCGGTCAAGGAGCGCGGGGACTGCGGATCGCGCAGCGGTCACGAACGCAGCGTCGTTCCATCGCGGTGGGTAGTGGCCACCGTCGGTCTCTACGATCTGGACCTCGCGCCACTCCTGTTCGGGCTCGTCGTCGTACGCGGCCATCTTCGGGCCGATGATTCCGCAGACGCGATGCCTATCGGCTTGGACAAACCACGGTCCCGGCGTCGCCGCATCCGCCAGCGCTCGCAACTCGAGGATTTGGGCAGGGGTCATCAGTACGTGTTCCTTTCGCCTGTGCTTGCACTCGCTCACAGTCCACCTCGCTTTCTGATCACGTCTGCCTGTTCGCGCAGCGGTGGAGAGTCGCCGAGCCGCGCAATCGCCAGCAGGTCGCATGCTTCGCGAAGTGCTTCGCGGGCGGTGGCGAGCCGTTGCTGGAGGTCATCCGTCCGGCTCGCCCTGTCGGCGTGAACCGAGCTGACACGTTTGTACGTTTCACGAAGCCGCTCGTTTCCCGCTAGCGCCTCTGCCAACTGGCGAGTGAGGTCGAGCACGCCAGCGGCTAGGAGCGGCTCGAGGGTGCGCGCAGCGGCGATGAAGGCGGCGTCCTCGCGCTCGGCCATCACACCGATGTGATTCGTGTGCAGCGTCGCGCCCATCCCGGAATCGTTCGGCACGCGCGAGAGGTGACGGCCGCGCGCGAACCACGGTCCCGGCGTCGCCGCATCCGCCAGCGCTCGCAACTCGAGCTTGGCCTTGCCGATGGCGCGCAGCTCGGCTCGGGCATCGCTCAGCGCTAGGCTATCCGGACACACGAAATCACCCTCGATCGTCACGCCGTGGCGCCAGCGCTCCAGCTCTCTATTCGCATCTGCCAGCTGGCGAGTGAGGAGCTCGAGGATTTGGGCGGGGGTCATGGCTTGTACATCTCCTCGTAGAACGCGTGCCGTGCCACCTTCTCGACCTCGGGCCACTTGATATCGGCTGACACCGAGACTTCGCGTCGCTCGATCGTCGCGATCGATCCGAGCCGCTGCGCGAGAGTGACCAGCGCTTCCTTGACCCACGAATAGTCGCGGTACTCGGTGTTGTCCTCGGGCTCGCCGCCGAATGTCCCGGTTGCGATGCACTCGCCGTTCACGACGACACGAAGGCCGCAGTCGTCGCTAGCGCCGGCGTTGAGGATTTCGATCACTACGCGGCTCATCGCTCCCCCTGCCTTGCTTGCAGCTCGTCGAAAAACGCGCGGGCGTCGGTCATTCTCATACGGCCACCATGAGCTGGATGAGATCGCAAAACGTCGCGCCTTGGATTCCCTCGCGCGCGGCGAACCCCGCGAGGGA